CAAGACGCAGCTGCCGCAACTACAACTGCCGCTGAAGAAACAGTAGCTACACCTACACCCGCCGTTGTTGAGGAAACAACCAAAAAGACTGCCACCAAGAAGAAATCAACTTGGTCTAGAAAGAAGGCAGACTAATCTGCGATTTAGTTCTTCTCTCACTATTTACTAGGAGGAGAACGATTGCATGGCTTACCCAACTCTAACACCAACATCACAGACCAGTGCTGTTGTTTTACCCTCGGGCAGTACACCAGCAATAGCTGAAGCCGCCTCATTTCCTTTTACAGTGTATACAACAGATGAATATTTCTTATCTGGTGCGTCTGATCAAGTTGCGTATACCTATAGAAAGCTTGGCGGCGATGTATTAGACATTGAGCTTACCAAAGAACAAGTTTTTTCTGCTTATCAAGAATCAGTACTGGAATATTCTTATCTTCTTAATATTCATCAAGCTAAAAATTCTCTTGGAGATATGCTAGGTGCGAAAACCGGCTCTTTCAATGAAGAAGGTCAATTACAAGGGGGCGATGACCTATCTGGTTCTAATGTAGCGCTAAAATTTCCAAAGTTTAGGTTTGAGTATGCTCGACGAGTGGCACACGGTTATGCCACTGAAACAGGCATTGGCGGTGTAACTCCAATTTATTCTGCTAGCTTTTCTACGGTTGTTGACAAACAAGATTACGATTTGCAAGAAATTGTGTCATCTTCAGCCAATACAGATGCAACACAGCCTTATTATGATAAGATTGGCGACAGCAGAATAAACGTTACCAAAGTTTATTATAAGACACCACAAGCTATGTGGAGGTTTTATGGCTACTATGGTGGCTTAAATACAGTTGGCGATTTAGCTAGTTATGGTCAATATGCTGATGATAGCACATTCCAGCTGGTTCCCCCTTGGCAAAACAAAGCACAAGCCATGGCTTTCGAAGACGCCATTTATACAAGAAACAGTCATTATTCTTATGAAATTAAAAACAATCGATTGAGATTGTTTCCTAATGTTGTTTCTGTATCTGCTAAAACGATGTGGATTGAGTTTTTTATTGACTCAAATACTCCTTGGGAAGACGGCACAGGTACTGACAACGGGGTCGAGGGCATAAACAATGTTAACGCCTTACCATTTGAGAATACGCCATACCAAAAAATCAACTCTATTGGCAAACAATGGATTAGACGCTTTGCTCTTTCTGTTTGCAAAGAAATGCTAGGAAACATTCGCTCCAAGTTCGGCGCAATACCAATTCCAGGCGACACTGTAACCCTAGATGGACCAGCACTTATAACCCAAGGTCAAACAGAACAAGAAAAGTTGCGAGAAGAATTAAAAACAATCTTTGACGAACTAACATACACCAAAGTCGCTCAAGGCGACGTCGAACTATCAGATGCCATCAACAGTGTTGAAAAACGCATACCTATGTTGATATTTACAGGATAATAAGCCATGTCTGACAACGAATGGACTCAACCTACTCAACCGCCTCCTCCGTTGTTTCTAGGTGAAAAAGAACGCAATTTAGTAAAACAAGTAAATGACGAACTTATTGAGCGTGTTATTGGTCAAGGTATCTTTTATTATCCTATCAGTGTAGAACACACAAACTTTCATTCTCTTTACGGTGAAGCAATTGAAAAAACGTTCTTGCCACCGGTAAGAGTATATGCGTTAATAATGTGGGAAGGTTATGTCACAGAAACAACTAATTTAGGAATTGATAGAAGACCCTCAATTCTAGTACACTTTCACAAAAGAAGATTAACGGAAGACCAAGATCTTTTTGTAAGAGAAGGTGATTTTGTAAAGTATGGTGATACCTATTATGAGATAGTTCAGCTTAACGAACCAAAACAAATATTTGGTCAAGTAGAACACAAAATGGAAATAGAAGCAAAGTGCATTAAAGCACGCGAGGGTACTTTTAATGCCAAATAATAAAGAATATTATGAAATAGAGCTTTCCACATTAGAAACTATAGACTATGCCTTCTACGATTTTGTTAATGACAAAATGAATGTTTTTGCCAATAAAAACGATGGTTGGGAAAAAGTGCCGATTGTGTGGGTTTCTTCAGAAAGAGCTTTTTTGTCAAAAGAAAATAAAGACTTGAGAGACGATGATGGCACATTAAAGCTGCCATTGATAACTATCGAGAGAACATCCATAAATAAAGATTTAAACAAAAAAGGCTCTTTTTATGGCAATCCTGTTTTTAATCACGACGCACTTCACGGCGGAAGAATTGTTATATCAAGAAAGATTGTTCGAGATAAAACTAATAACTTTGCAGCTGCCAGTAACATTAAAAAACTTGAAGATGTAAATCGAACCCCTGGTAGACAAGCTTATTTCCCGAGCAATAATGAAAAAGTTGTTTATGAAACAATCACAGCCCCTGCACCTGTTTATTTATCTATTAATTACGAACTTAATGTTAGAACTGCATATATGCAACAAATGAATCACTTAACTACTCCATTTGCCACGCTAGGCGGTCATATTAATTCTTTTTTGATTAAAAGAGATGGACACCAGTATGAAACATTTTTGCAACCTAATTTCGCATATGCCAACAATGTGGCAAATTTGAGTACCGAGGAGCGTACTTATAAATCTACATTTACTTTTGACGTATTAGGGTATATTATGGGTGAAGAACCCAATGGCACACGACCAAAAGTTATAAAAACTGAAAATATGGTCGAGGTGAAGATTCCCAGAGAGCACGTTATTTTGGGAGATATACCTGAGTATGGAAAAGGTAAAGGATTTTACCGAGAGTAAATACTAATTACTAGAGAAACTTTATAGTCTTTTCAAAGTTAAAAGGAGAATTAACTAATGTCTGTTGATAAATTTAAATTTATTTCACCGGGAATTTTCATTAATGAAATTGATAATACCGGTAAATCCGCAATACCGGGTGGCGTAGGACCAGCTTTTATTGGTCGCTCTGAAAAGGGTCCAATCCTTAAACCGACCCGCGTTAATTCATATTTTGAGTTTATTAATGTTTTTGGCAATCCTATCCCTGGCGGTGGCGTTAATGACGTAGTAAGAAATGGTAATTATACCTCTCCTACTTATGCTGCATATGCCGCGCAAGCTTGGTTTAGAAATAACTCTCCAATAACTTTTGTACGACTTGGAGGCGTCGCACACGACGAAGCCACAGCAACTACCGATGGACTTGCCGGATGGCAAACAACGGATACATCCCCAAGTAATGATCTTTATGTCAATGGTGGCGCCTACGGCTTATTTGTTGCTAACACTCCAACTCTTTCATATGGTTCTGCATCTATAGCCTGCGATCAGTCTGATTCCAATCTTAGCAATGGCGACAGACTCACTGTTAAGTTAAATGATACTGTGATAGAGGGCGCATCCACCGCTTTCACCTTGACAGCCTCAGTGAGCAATTTGATCCCATACCATCAGTTCACCAGCAAAGGGTTTTCTACTGGCTCCAGCGACACTCAAATGGCAAAAAACATAACTGGTTCACTCTTATTGGCTATAACTGGTAATTATGGCAATGATAATGACTATTTCACGCTTACAGTTGCAGACTCTGCACTGGGTGGCACAGACAATACTGTAGTTATTACTCCAGCCGCCGGTATTCCAAACTCTCTCCCTTCGGTGCATGTAAAAATAGAACCTACAGTTGGGGCTGCATATAACGTTGGATACCAGTTAACCGGTACTCAGGGGTCTGATGGCACTCCAACAGCTGTAGCCACCGCCAACACATATACACAAAATATAGTTGGTTCTTCTTCAGCAAACACAGGTACTCTTGCTGCTGTGTGGTACATTGATCAAAAAGCTAGAATTGGTCTTTCAGGAACGTTCTCTGAGACCGGCGATGACGGAGCAGCAACTAGCACTTATGTAGATAGCGTAGGAAAAGAACAATTTAAAGTTATAATCTCCTCCTCTCTCAAAGGTACCGAGATTGATAGTACTTTTGATTTTACTGACACTAGCGATACATACATACGAAACACTTTCAATACAAATCCAATATTGACAAACGCCAATGCTGTTCTCACAACAAGTAAAGCTTTTTCGCGATATTGGTTAGGAGAATCTTACGAAGGTGCGGTAAAAGAAGCATTGTCTGGAAGCAGTTCACATATTGGAGTTATTCTTCCTTTATTGAATGCAGACAATTCGACAGAAGGTGGTGACTTTAGAAAAGACGCTCAAGACGCAGCCACTGGATGGTTTTTTGCACAAGATTTATCTACTGGCGACACTACTGGAAGTTTTGATGTTACAGCCCAACAAGATCTTTTTAGATTAGTAGCTAGAAATAGCGGTGACTGGGCAGCTAGAAACCTTAAGGTATCCATTAAAGACATTAAAGCTGGCACTAGTGACGGCGCGGTACCATATGGTACATTTAGCGTCGTTATCCGTGATATTGCGGATACTGATGCTCGTGTTAGAGTGGTGGAACAATTCAATAATTGTAATTTAAATCCCAACTCTGAGAACTTTATTGCACGAAAAATTGGAGATTTTTATCAAACCTGGGATGAAGCAGATCGAAGATATAAAGATTTCGGTGAATATGCCAATTTATCTAGATATGTTTATATTGATATGAAGCCTTCCGTAAAAAGAGGCGATACAGATGCCCGATATCTTCCTTGGGGAGTTAGAGGACCATTGAGATTTGCATCATTTACTGATGCCGAAACACCCGTTCAAAAAGCAACTTTCGTTAGCGGCAATTTGGATAGTATGGGTACAGAGCCTACAGGATTTATTGCAGGAAGTACAGATGGATTAGTTACGTTTGAGTTTCCAAAATTACGTCTTAGAATCTCTGGTTCAGAAAACAATCCTGTCGACCCTATGAATTCTTTTTATGGAGTTGATACTACTTTTAATAGTAGCACAGGTAGATATGATGCTAGTACGCAAGACCATCTTAAAATTATGCCAAATGGTATTAATGATTTCACTCCATCTGATACCGATAACACAGAATATTCTTATAACTTTACATTAGACGATATGTGTCGAAAAGGCGCAGTCACTAAAAAGGATTTTGCTTATAAGGTCGGCTCTAGGGCTGATACTGGTCCTGATTATGCAGAGCGAGAGGGTTTAACTTACTTGCGAGGCGAAGGATCTTATAAAGAAATTTTAGATGCCGGTGTTGATAGATTTACAGCTGTTTTCCACGGCGGGTATGATGGTTTGGATATTAAAGAGTCCGAGCCGCTTCGTTTGGTTAATCAAGTGTCCAATGATGACGTAAAAAAGAATTATATGTTTAACTCTGTACAAATGGCTATCGACTCTTTGCGTGACCCAGAAAGAGTGGAATATGACTTGATTGCAATGCCGGGTATACATAATACAACCCTCAATAGAACATTAATCGATTTATGTGAATCGCGTGGTGATTCATTAGCCATCATTGACTTAGAAGGTGATTACGTATCTCAATACGAAACAACTAGCGACGATGAAAGCAGACAAGGGTCTGTTACAAACGTGGTTAATGAAATGAATACTAATATTGTTTCCAATTCATCTTATGCAGCTGCATATTATCCTTGGGTACAGATTAGAGACACCAATAGTGGTGCGGCAGTTTGGGTACCCCCGTCTGTTGCTGCCATCGGCGCTATCTCTTTCGCTCAAAATTCGAGTGAACTATGGTTTGCTCCCGCTGGGTTTACAAGAGGTGGTCTTTCTGCTGGACGCGGTGGTTTACCGGTAGTTGCAGTACGAGAAAGATTGACTTCCCGCGACCGCGATGAATTATATGATAACAATATCAATCCCATCGCTCAATTTCCAGCAGAGGGGATTGTAATATTTGG